CGTGTGTTCGCCATAATTAAAATTATGACTTACTGATTAAGACAAACAGATCATCGACACGCTGTTCAAGTCTTGTTATTTGATCCTTCATGCTAGAGCCACCATTAGGTCGCAATTCATTAAGCCAGCCTTTAATAACCCAACGCAGAGCCAGCAATAAAGTCGTTAATATGCCGCTTACGCCAACTGCGATAGCGACGAAATCGTTTGGTGTCATTTCCCATCAATACCATAATCAGCTTCTTTTGAAGAAGTTGGATCGATGGCTTTAATGAATGGAGCAATAAGAGCACCAAGCAAAACTGCATATTCAGGTTTAATATCTCCCACAATTGCAAGAGCCACAGTAATTCCAGAAGCTGCGACAGCTCTTAGATATGACTTAATTGCTGATTTATGTTTTGGTGTTAGTTTCATATTTTACCTCCGAGTAGTGGGATGTCGAAAAACGAATTGTCAGAATCTCCCGAAGGGCTAAAAGAACAATGGATATGGTGTTGGTGTGGGTTAATTCCTTTATAATCAACAAATTTCCAACGGCTTTTAGCTGAACATATTTTACCATTAAAGATCAAATATGAGATGCGTTTTTTACGATCTAATTCAGCATAATTTCGCAGCTGATCAAATAGGTCAAAAGCAACATTTGGATTTTTGTTTAGATCCTTATCTACATCGATTGCACGAACTACGCCTTGAAGATCAGGGTTGTGATCCGACACTCGGGCTGAATGTCTTGCATCTCCGATCCAACCATCTGATTTCCGGTCGCGATCAGGGAAGCAATCATCGATTTGCTCTCTAAGTTGAACTCCCGCTTTGCAAAGAAATGGTTTCATTACAAACCTAAAGCTTGTAAATCCTCAACAGTTAAACCAAGTGCTTCAAGTTTAGCCTGTGCTGCTGCTCTGGCATCAATTCTTTCCTGAGCCTTTACTGCCCTCGCTTCTGCGTTAATTTTATCAATTTTATATTGAGCAAATTCAGCATTAGTCATTTCTCTGTCAATAACTTCATCTGTTTCTGCATTGTGTATTCTTATTGTTGGTTTTGTCATTATTTCACTCCGTAGATGTAAATAGTTCCTGATGAAAAAGTGCCACTCTGAAAAAAGGTTAAACTTGTTATAGCAGCTGTGTTATTCCAAGATGTTCCGCCTACCATATATTGAGTGCTGCTTGTTGCATATCCAGCCCGCACGTGGACTTTTTTCAATTCCGTTTCTGTATATCTAGGAATTGTCATTTCAAAAAAAGTAGCCACATTGTAAGCGGTAGTTGTGCCAATTGCGCTAGCATCTCCTTCGGTTGCGCTATTAGAAAATGCGGCTTGGAGTGTTGCGTTTGCGCTCATAGGTGAAGCAAACATATAATTACTGCCAGTATCACCATTGATTCTAAAGTTTAATTCAGCATTTCCAGTTGCAGATAAATTTGTTCCAACAATATATAGATTTATATAACTTTGACTTATTGATGAAATTGTAAAAGATGCACCTGATGCTGATGTAGTTGATAATAAAGTCATGCCACCAGCCGAGGCATTAGCCCAACTTGGCACGCCCGCTGCGACAGTTAAAACTTGACCAGTTGAACCAATTCCTAATCTTGCTGGAGTTGATCCGCTTGATGAATAAATTGTGTCGCCAGTTGTAGTCATTGGATTTGTCATACCTGATGCGTCTGTTGCCCACTCTGGAGCAGTTGCACCTGAATTAACTTTTAATACTTGACCAGCAGTTCCTAAAGGTAATCTTGTTTTTACATTTGCTGTTGATGATCGATAGGAAATATCACCAAGAGTGGTTTCAGGGTTTAATGCTTTTGTTGTTGTATCAATAGATGAACCGAGTGTTCGAATGGCAGATGCGCCATCCTTAACTAACGCCGTATCATCTGGAGTTGCCCAGCCATAATTAGTAGTGGTTGCCATATTGTCCTATTCTTAGGATACGATTGTAGCGTATTCCCATGTTAAAGTTGCGGATAAAGTGTTCCAACGCTCACCAACAGGCACAGTATTCCATCGCATCGCGACTTGGCTGAAACTGACAGGTGAAAGGTTTATTGTTAAAAATAGTTCATTGAATCTAGTGCTCCAAGACCATCCCTCAACATAACCTTCAAATTCTCCAGATGAGATTTGACTGGGTAGGTTTTGGATATTCAATGGCTGACCCATGAAAATGCCAAGAAGTGCATCGCGATCAGCGTCGTCTATTTCAGGGTTTGTAATTGGGAAAGTAATGCTGTCAAAGATTGGTTGTGGAAACGCTCTCAATGCAATATAGCGATCAGCTACTTCTTGAGCATCAACAGCACTATGAAGTAAAGAGCTAATTGTTTCCCCACGATAACCATAAAGTTGAATTGAAGCTAAACTTGTAGAAGTTTTTTGAGATCCAAAATTATTGCCATAATTAATGTATATGTCATTTCTAATATCACCGGATCTAGTGGCAGTTTTTAATCCTTGACCCAAAGCATGATTTGCTGATAAATCTATATAACCATTATTTAAAAGATAAGTCTGACGATGATCTGCATCTGCATATCCGATATTTCCTTGATTATCCTCATATAAATATCCAAAAGCCGAATTCGCAATTTGAGTTGCTATGTTGTAAATCGTATCAACTTGAGATGCTCTATTTTCCATTGTATAAAGACCGGGCTGATCGATTTCTCCAAGTCCAAGATTTACAGCTGTTGTCCAAGTTTCAGTTGCAGAATATCCTGACCAAGTTGAAGCAGCAGGAATATCATTCCAAGTTCCAAGCAATACACTTGATAACAAATTATAAATCTGATTTCCATCCTCATCCTTAGATAAAATTCCCTCAGTAATTGTTTTGGCAAGTTTAACCAAAGATCCCATAGCAATTACTGTATATCCAACAACAGTTCCAATTGATCCGGTTGATCCAACTTCAACAGTAACATCAGTTATATTTCCACCAAATAAATTAACATATGTCCCTGCACTATTTTTAATCTGCAAAGCCAAACTGTCATTAATATCAAAAGGTAAAATTGAGCCGTTGGTAGATATTAAAGTTGCTTGCAAATAAGATGGAGCAGGTTGGGTATAAATATCATCACGACCTGATTTATGTTGAATGTCGCTTATTGTTATATTTGTATATTCAACTCCTGCAACAGTTAATTTCCATTGTGGATTAAAAAGAGTCATTAATTACCTCGAACGCTTGAACCACTCAACGCTGGTATTGATCGGGCTGATGCTTGAGTCAAAACCTTAGATACGGCTCTAGCAGCGCTTTCGCTATCGATAGCCTGAACTGTAATGTTATTAACAGTAGTTCCAGCCCGAGCAGCACCTGTCGCTAATTGTGCAGCCGTTGCAGTTGTTGTTCCCATATCTGCTGCTGCTGATGATCCAGAACTACCTGCTGCTGCAATACCTACTCCGAGTCCAACCGCTGCCACAGCTGTTGCACCTGCTGCAACTGAAACTCCACCGGTGGCAAAAGCCGTTGCAACCGCAGCTAAGGCTGCTGAATTTCTCAAAGCAATAAAAGCATCAACCAATAATCCAATTGCTGATACAAACGCAATTATTTTATTCACTACGAATACTGTTGCAATAATTGTTCCAAGTATAATAATTTCATCTTTCATGCTAATAACAAACCCAATAACAGAAACTAATTGTTGCCCAAAATTATACGCACCTTGAGTTGCATCTGTAATCCCAGCAGTAACGCTATTATCTCCAGTTAATCCAGCAGCAAATGCTTGTATATTTGGCACTACTGTTGCTAAAACATAATCGGCAAATTCCTTGACAATTGGAAGTAATGCATAACCAATTTTTTCTTTTGTTTCATTTAAAGCAATTGTTATTTGCTTCATTTTAAATTCAAAATTATCACCTTCATTGGCTATAAATCCGCCATAAGTATCTTTAAGAGTTCCTACGATTTGATTAAGATCGCCATGCTTCAATACAGCTGCATCAATACCTAAACCAAGTTTTCCAAGTGCTCCAGTTGATCCGTCATACGCCTTACCAAGTGCATTTGAAACAGCAGATAAATCCTTACCTGTTGCTGCTGATATATTTTGTGCTAAATCTAATAATTCTTGAGCCTTTGTAACATCATTTGTAGATCGAATTAATCTGGCTAATGCTGGTCTAATTACTTCATCGGTTGTAGCAGTAGCAATAGATTGCTTTGTAATATATGTATCGATTGAAGCAATTTGATCCTCAGTAGCTTGTGTGCTGGATCTGATTGTTTGCTCTAAAGACTTTCGAGATTTTTCATCCTCAGCAGCAGCCTTAACAGCTGAATATGCATAAGCAGCAACGGCTGCACCAGCAGCAGCAAATGCTAAAGCAGCCTTTTTGCCAAATTCGGCAATCTTATCTGCGCTACTTTCAACATCTTTATTGGCATCGGCTAAACTCTTTTTTAATTGATCGACATCAGCGAGAATTGATAATTTTAATGTGCGACTACCTGTGGTTGCCATTATGCCCACTCCTTAAGAATGCGATCAAATGCTGCTTCCCATTTATTAATTAATTCAGGCTGAATTCTGCGAAGCGTTGGATAGATAAACCATCCACGCGAACCTCTGCCTTGCCTTCCTGAATATGAAGGAAACTGTTTGAACTTATTAGATCCAAACTCAAGACCACCCCAAAGTTGTTGCGTTGTAGCCCCACCTGAAAACTTTTGTCGTGCGAAACCATAACTGAACTCACCGATTTTGCTTGATTTGGAAATGCTAACGCCATCTGCAACTCTCTGAACTGCTTTGCCTGATTTTGTTCTTTCTTTAGCTGCTGCTTTAATTTCCTCAGATGCAAAATACGCCAGAGCAGCAGATTGAGTTCTAGCTTCATCTGTCGCTTGTTCATCCATCGCTTTGAAGGCTTTAAGAATATCGCGCAGATCAGATTTGTCGTAAGCAATTGCATCACTCGCCATTCCTTTGCTCCAATATCTCGATCGCTGTTAAAATATCCTCGCCATCAACCCATTCGCTCATTGGTATCTGTGTGGCTATTGCCAACTGAACCAATAATCTATTTAGGCTTCCGACTGGATGGCTTTTGGGCTTACATCACCGACTTGAACATCGGCAACAGTTTCCATCCAAGCATCATAGGGTTTGACAGGTTTTCCACCCTCAGCACGCTTATGTGCATGATAAGCCAAAAACATGAGATCGGAAATACCCATTTTCTCAGATGCCTGACCAATAGTAAATCCTGTCTGCTTCTCCCATTTTGCCCACTCAGGCGGTTGGGCAATATATGTTGCTTGCTCGCCTGAGTTATATTCAATTGTAATTGCTAGTTTCATTTTGCTCCCGTTTTTTACAATTAGCTAACTGTTAAAGTTGGCTTTGCTGTGCATTGTAGTGTGAATGTAACTTGTTGTGCATCTTTTCCATTTCCATTTGGATTTGGGAAGTTTGGATAAACAGATCCAGTAAATACTGCACCAGTTGCAGCTGTGAATGAATATGTCAATGCTGTATCTGGAGCTGATGATGCTGCTGCCCATAATAGTTCGCATACTGAATACGCTGCTCCAGTTGATGCGCCCCAATCGGCAAGGATTGTTAGATCCATTGTTGCATCAGAATCAATTGATTT